ACTTGATCTCCCATTTGCCAAGGTTTAATTTTCATATTGAATTTTACAAAACGTTCGTTAGTCCATTCACCTTTGATGTCTGTGATTTGATTTTCGTTGAATGTCACTCTCCAATAAACAGGTTTCCACCAATTGCAGTAACCTTTTTCAACGTTGAGATAATCTATATTTTGCTCTTGAAATGTTTCATGGTATTTTTTAAATCCATCGTGTCCACCAACTCCACCTAATACTACCAAGTCCCTTTGGACAATTGATTCCACATCGGTGAAAATATTCAATCCTGTTCTAGCACTTATAGTATTTGCCAACTGATGACAAGTACGCCTGCTGGTTCCTAAATCTAAACCTTTTGGAATTACTATTCTTTTGTATTGTTTATTCATCGCCATCAAGGTTCTTTAAGAAGTCCCTTAATTTTGTTTGATCAGTATTACCTGAATCAATTCTACTTACTGTATCACCTTTGGTAGGATCAGGTAATTTAAGTTCAGTTGTGTTTTTTTCTGCACTATCATTAACTGTAGATGTCTTTTTTAATGAATTATAAATTGTGCTTGACCCTTTATAATCTTGACTGTCTGAGTCTTCTGCTAGATCTCTTATTCTTAAACTGTCCACATCAAATTCTAAATCAATCTTTTGACCAACACCACTGGATGATCTTGTTTTCATTAACTGTATTTGATATCTGCCTCTTTCTCTCATTGCTCTTGATGTGAATATACCAAACACGTTGTCAGCAGTTTGTATTTTACTTAAACCTCCAGATATATGCGAATGATCAAACTCAATTTCTTCTACTGCTCCTCTATTCAACTGCGATGCTGTAACAAAGATTACATTCAATTCCATTGATAAATTTCTTAATTCTTCTGAAACAAATTTGTCCTTCACAAATAAATCACTTGGAGAAACTTTTCTACTGATTGGCATCATAAGATCCAAATAGTCTACCAGTATTACATCTAATTTTTTACCTGTTTTAATTTCATATTCTTTGATGTAACTTCTTAAGTCGTTTGCATTTTTACCACTTGCCATGTATTTGATTTGAAATCTACCTGCTTTTTTGCCTAACAGTTTAACTTTCATTTCAACACCATCTAAATCTTTAAAAATTTCTCTTGCTGGAATATCAGTTAACATTGAATCCAATCTCATACTCACTAGTGCTTCACTCAATTCAAAAGTAATATACGCCACATTCAATCCATTCAATACCCAATTGCAACCTAAGTTTGCCAAGAACAACGATTTACCTGCTCCAGAACCACCTGCAAATATATTCAATTCACCTTTGTTAAATCCACCAAATAATTTCTTATCTAGTGTTGCCCAGCCTGTGCTGACCTGTCCATTAGAATTTTTTAGTCCCATAAGTCTTGCTTTTGGATCATCGAAATAATCTGTACCTATATCTTTATGTAATCCAATCTGTACTGCCTTCTTGACCAATTCTTCAACTGGACCATATTCACCTTTTTCCAACATATCTGCTGATTTTAAAATTGCTCTTTCTAAACTTTTGTGTCTAACAAATGTTTCAAAATCATCAAGCAACCAAGTAAAATGTTCTTCAGTTAGATTTTCTGTTGGCTTCAACTCGACATTACAACTCTTGTTCACAATGTCATATGTTGGCAATGAATTGTATTGTGACACATACTTGTTCACAAAGTCTGCTGTGTCTTGTAACTTTCTATCAAATAAAGAATAATCAAATATAGATTGGCAACGCACAAATGTTTCTGCGTCACTCAGCATCATTTCGAGATACAGTTTTTGTATCTCATATCCATAGTCTTTGTTCTGTTTAACCATTGTCCTTATTATACCACATTTTGTCTGAATTGTCAATGTGCTTGTTGTATTTGGCACACACAGCACCGATGCATGAACCAGGATCGCCAGGATTTTTTGGAACCCATATATCATCCCAGACTGATGCCAGTTTGATTCTAGCAGTCTTGTTCAATGCACAACCTCCTACCAAAACAATGTTATTAGTAGGAATATTCATTTGAATCCACGAACTGGCACACATCAACACTTGTTCAAAAATGTGTTGTGTGGTTGCCGCCAAATCTGCTGTATCCTGTTCCGAATTTAATTCTGGTCTCCACCAATTACATCCTCGGTGTAGATTAACTCTTGTCTTGAAAGGCATTCTGGTTTTGATAATTTCTTCCATCATGATTCTATGATATTTTCGCCAGTTGCCTTTTTGTGCCAATTGTTCCAGTTTGTACTCTTCTGCATTGGCTTTGAATCCACATCGTTGAGTCATGGCTGAATAAAATAAACCAATACTGTGTGGGTATCTTTGTGTGTATTTCTTTTCTAATTGATCTCCTTGTCCGTGCCAAATTGTGTATGTTTCAAACTCACCAATTGAATCTAGCACAACAACTGCCGCGTTGTTGTATGGAGATGTGTAATAACCATATGCCGCATGGCTCATATGATGATCTATATATTCAACAGGAACATGGATACCTTGACGCTGTAAAAATTTCTTCACGTCATTTTCTTTAAATTTTAATCCTTGTCCTGCCAACAGTTGACGCATACTCTTCTTAAAAGGTTTTTCATACCAAATTATTTTCGCCGGGTGAGCCCATCTAGGATTTGATCTCACGTGTGCTAACATTTCTGGACACAGGTTAGGATCACCAGGTATGCCACTGAAGTCTGAACTCTTACCAGCCCAATGAACATACAATCCATATCTGTCTGTTAAACCTTTTACATGATATTCCATCACAGCCAGACTGGCATCGTGATTATTTCCTGTTATTCCCCAAACTATCATCTATTTCCTATTTGTAAATGAATGGATCTCTTTTTTGTAATTCTCTTATCTTCTTTTTGTACTTGATGTATGACACAAGTTTCGTGATAGGAGAAAACAAAAATGATATCGCTTTTTTTAAGTAAACCATTTTTTCATCCTCAGTTTTATTTTAAGTTGTGAATCTTCTGCGTTTTTTATAATTGTGTACAAAGTATGCAATCTACCATATTTACGCACAGCATCATTAACGTCTTTTATTTCGTGACTCCAGTCAGGCATACTCACACTCCAACCTGTTTCAAGACTGTCCCAAACTAACTTTTGACCTGCTTCATCTCTGTCTGGAACAACTATGACGTGTTTGCCCAGACTGTTTATCAGTGTTGATTGTTGCTCTTTTACTTCACTGCCTAGCAGTGCTACACCATCAATAGCAATAGCATCAATTGGACCTTCCACAGCCACAATGTATTTTCTATCATCATCCTGAGCATCTGTGTTGAACACATAACCAGGTTGTTGTTCGGATAGATATTTTACTTTGCTTTCTACAACTTTTCTTGCTGTGTATCCTACAATCTTAGATTGATATGTGAAAGGTATAATTAATCTGTCTTTGAAACCAGGTTCAGGACTCCAGTAAAAATCATAATCATCTAGTGTTAGTTTTCTCTCTGCAATGTATTCTATCACTGAAAATAAATCTTTATCTACTCCACTTGATTCTAGTGCTTTGTAATCTGCCCAATCATATATGGGCTTGGCTTTTGCTGGTAATTCTTTTATTTCAAATTTCGGAAGTTGTGTTATTGCTTTAAATCCAGATGTATCTGTTTTTTGTTGTAAAACCTGCAGTGCTAATTTTGTTATGATGTCGTCGGGCATATTAAGCCAACGCATAAACTTTTTCATTTTGTAAGACAAATTTCTACCAATACGCCAACTGGTTTTGAATCCACAGTTGAAACAATGAAAACTTACACCATCACTGGCATTAGCAATCAGTCCGCCTCTTTGTCTAGTGTCTGGTGTAGTACCGTTATGCTCACAACAAGGAGCATTGAAAGCCACCCATCCACTTGGTGTTTGTTTTCGTTTTGCTGGAAGATAAGTTTGTAAAGTATCAAGCACAATATTCATGCTCTTATTATAAGTTAATTTTTTGGAAAAGTCAATTAGTTTCGAACTAATATTTTGGTAATGCTACCAGAACTTAATGTGTGTTTGAATCTTAAGTGATTGAACACTCCATTGAAATTAATATATTTGATTGTGTCTAAACTTGCGGCTGTGAATGTGTTTATGTCAGACCAAAATGTATTGGAGTTTGGTTGGTTATCTAAAGTACCTTGAACAACAATGGTGCCAACTGCTTGATTCAAATAATATGTTACAGTATGTAGTGCTGAGTTTCCATTTATAGCAGGTTGAGCCGTAACTGTTTCTGAAATAAAAATGCCTGATGCAGGATTAGTTTCAGTAAATGTAGTCACTGAATACGAGTCAAGTGGTCCAGGAAATTCTTCCGAACTCACAAAAATTGTGCCTTTGTTTTCAAAATTAGTTCCACTGTGTAGAATAGTTTTTGCGTTAGTGGAATCATTTTGAAGATACACAGTGTAGTGTAAATATTGAGATTTGATGTTTAGCAAGTCGCTTTCTGCTATGGTTATAGTAAAATGTCCAACTTTGCTTGGAGTTCCTGTTTCAATTATAGTGCCATCTCTTTCAACAATCAAGCGATTATTTTCGTCATACAGTTTAAACTTAGGTGTGTATGTGTTCAGAATAGATACTGGTTTCTGATCAGCATTCAGCACATTGAATTGAATAGTATTGTCTATACCTCTAGCGACGTTGATATTTCTTTGATACACTGCTCTATACTCCGTTATTTGTCCAGCCAGATTTGCCGTCAGGCTCACACTGTTATTTAATAAATATTTTGGCACAAGTTGCATAATCTTTAATAATTTAAATGTATTTATTTGAAATAAAATGCTGTTAGACGACATAGAAAAGAACTTTCCGTTTATATCAGTCGTCGAATATGGCGGACAAGAGTATGTAGGGGTAATCAATAATCAAGATAACTCCATTACGTCCATGTACATATATGAAGAAATTCACACCAATTCGAGAGAAACTTTCATAGAATTATGTAAAACATGGTGGTGGGAATCCAATAGAATGGTACCAATTGGCATCTTTTTACGTAAAGAATTACAAAAATTCCGTAGTGTTTTAATGATGATGAATACAAAAGATGTGAAAGTGAAGATTGGTCCAGTCACCAGTCTCGGCAATCTTGCTATGAAGCGTAGCAAAAGGAAGTCGGTTCAACTGGTTAGAAAACCTAAATAATTACCAACGTTTATCTTCTTTATAAGGGAATATAGTAGTGTGTGGTTCTTTGTATTCTTTAGCCCAAGCAATTTTATTCCACACTCTCTCATGACCATAATACAAAAACATTTTTGTTAAAACTTCGACTCCAGCAATAGCACTGGCCCATGTCCATTCTCCTGTTATCAACCAAGCAATTATAAATGTATCGGTAGTAGCAACTATTCTCCAGGTTAATGTTTTAACTAAACTTCTTCTTATTTTACTTGTCATTGTTTTGTAATTGTTCGCAGATTAAATTCATGTGTATCACAACTGCCACAGCATATGACGTTGCGTGTGATTTTTTAAAATAATATCCATCAGTGGGCTTGACCCATACTTCCTTCATAATAGAATCCCAATCTTTGTTTAGTAGATATCTTTTGCTTGGTCTGATGATTGCTAATACAGCCGCCAGTTGTTCTATATTTTTCGGTTTTAATCTTTTCAATATTTCATTATGACCGTTCAAATGAAATACCTGATCGCTGAATTCTTTTGCTTCTAACAATTCCCATACAGGTTCCTTATTCATCAATTGATTCAAATGATCCTCATCCTTTACATCTTTGTATATGCTTACGTTGAGACAATCTATTTTAAAATAGTTTCTTTCTTCAGCAGTTTCGTAATCTATTGTTGCCATATTTGTTGCTGGGTCGTGTGGAATTTCTGTGAAGTAAACACCTGTGTTATGTTTTTTTTCTGTGTCTAATTTTGCTATTCTGTGTTTAAGTTTTTCTAACAACACATTTCTATCAGCAAAGTCTATATCAATATCGAACATTATAAATTTGCCTCCTTGATTACTTCTTTAACCATTTCAATATCTGCGGGTAGTCTTTTAAATCTTAATGTCCAATGACTGGGATCCATTATAGCATATACCATTTGTAATTGTTCATCGTTAAATCTTTTCATCATTTCTTTTCCAGTTTTACAATTCAATATAAGCCAAGGAGAAATTTTACCATCTTTTATATCTACAACTGCTCTATTCAAACTAGCATATCTAAAATAATCACTCCATGGTGCTTGTTTTTCATCACCCCAATCCATCATTGTTTTGATTGATCTTTCCATGGCTGTTTCAACTCGTTCTCTTAAAATCAAATCAATAGCATATTTTTGATACAGTTCTTCTCTACACCAGTGATCAAGTTTAACTCCAGATGTTACAACGTAATCTATGTACTTGTTTGGATACAATGGTTTAACATTACTGATAAAACTTCCAAATTTTACAAATGCTGTATAGTATGGAGATTTACAAAACTCTTCATAAGTTTTAGGTGTTGTAACTTTTTGACACAGTTCATAGAATCTTACAAAAGTTTGAAATCCTAATTGTACTCTACGTTCATCTTTCTGTAGATATCTTCTTTTTTGCTCACACATATGTACTGATAATGTCTTTTCTTTGGCGAATTTAGCATTACAATATTTGCAAGGGTATAACTTTTCTATCATAATAATTTTTTGATTTGCTCTTTACTCATTCCTAAATCTTCTGCTAATTCTTTAAGTTCTTTAGTGGTGTTAATATTTGCTAATAATCTTAATTCGTCAATTTTTTTATTAGGATAAAGTTTTTCTAAAAACTTAAATGCTTTGTTATTGTTAGATTCTTTAAACTTATAACCAATCCATTCATGATATCTGATGTTCTTTTTGTCACTAGCAGTCATACACAACAGAAACCACAATAGTTTTTTATGTTTGCTCAATGTAAAAAAGTTTTTATTGTAATATTGGTTGGTTTTTAAAATTTGTAATTCTTTTTGTTCTTTGGTTCCTTTGATAGCACTAGCATATCTATTCAACAAATAAAAAGAAACTTGTTTTCTATCGTCATCTGAAAGTTCGTCCCAAACGCTTTTGGCATTCATATCAATAGCCGCCAATATATCTTTCAAAGGTAGTTTGTTAGTTTTGGTTACCATCTATCTTCTTTTATTAAATTATAAAGTAATTTTAACTTCTTTAACTGAATTTGTAAAGTTTTATTTCCTTCGTTTGCGTAATCTACCACTTCGCTAATTTCTAATTCGGACAAATACCAATCAGGATCTTTAGTTTCTTCAACTAATATTTTTGGTCCTTTACCATTTAATGGTTGACCATACACAGTTTTACCTCCATCAGGAGAAGTAAAAATCATTTCTTCTTGTTTAATACGTTTTCTTTTTTTGACTGCTTTAGGCATTATAACAACATTGTGTACTCAATACTTTCACATTGACGAGAAATATCTTTTACAAAGAATGCACAGTTTGGATTTTCGTTATCAGTTAGAGGTGTTGTTAATAACTGATTATTTTTAATTTTTGGAAAATACCATTTAACATCATTGTAAAAGTTTATCACATTCACTTCAAAAAAGTCTGCTTTGAATCCTTTCAAAGGATTGAATATAAAAGCACTGAAACCTCGGTCTGCTATACTGGTTAAAGGTACAACTTCTACAGTGTTGCTGTCTTCTTTGTCTCCAACTGCTATGCTCCAATCTAAAGGCATAGTAAGTTCTTTTCCACCAATTTCCAACACAATGGCTGGAGCACTGAATGATTCAATATAAATCAGTGGTAAGAAAAAGAAGTCTGGTTCTTTAGGATTACTGTTGTCCAAAACTGAAAATGCCATGTCATCTGACACAGTTTGTGGCATCTTGTTAAGGTCGTATGGTATATTGTCTACTGTTAATATTTTCATTATTAATTTCCTTCCTGATAAGAATATTTTGTGTTAGACGTATTGTAGTAAAAATAGTGTGTGCCTGTTTTGGGTAGTTGTAATACAGTATCGATTGGAAGATAAATTCCTGATGTAAAAGATGTTCCTACATCAGTTTCATATCCGTGTATGTGCCAAGGATTATCTACACTGATGATAGGTGTGTTGGTAGCATATGCTATAAATTTTGTACAAGCATCATGAAATTCATCATGTATTTTTTTAACCTGAGGTCCTTGATCTTTTTGAGTATTGCTTGAGTGTATTATTAGATCGACATTTTTTTCTTTCAACTTTTTGGCTAGATTGTCTCCGCCTGAATAATAATTACCTACTAGATCATTACATATTAACGCACCAACTTTGATTGTTTCGTGTTCTGTGACAAGTTCTATAACGGGAAATTCATTCTGCTTTTCACAATCTTGATCAAATGATACCAGTTTTGTTTTGAATGTTGATCCAATGTGCTCTCCTTTTTTATTGTAGAAACGCAATTGATTTGTTTTTTTTCCAAAAAATGGACCATTGATTGTTTCTTTATCGTCCAACCATAGCGTTCCAATAATTAAACCAAGGTTCTTTGAAGATGCAAAACTTACTAGTTTTTCCATTGCCTGTTCTGTTTCTTTACAAGTATTGACATTAAAACTAGGAGCATCATAACCACTCAATGATGCTTCTGGTGTAAACAGATAATCAACTTTATTTTCTACTGCCCATTCGCAGGCTTTTAAAATTTCGTTGTAGTTGTCTTGAACGTTTCTACTTACTGGTATTTGTGCACCTGCTATTTTCATTTTGTCCAATCCACTTTCTCTATTGTAAAAGGATAATTTGCTTCTTTGTAAAATTTTTTTCTGTGTGTTAAATGTCTTTTAGCAAATTTACAACTTGAAGTTAAATCCCATATCTGTACAAAGTCTTTGTCTTTGGCTTTACGTATTCCTCTACCGATTGATTGAATTACTCTTACAAATGATTTGCCTGGCTCAATCAATACAAGATTGAATATTCTAGGAATATTAATTCCCACACTGGCTACACCGTACGTGGCAATAATTACTTTATTAGTACTGCTAGATATTTCGTCATACTGTTCTTTACGATCTGCTAATTTGGTTTCTCCTTGAATAAACACACTGTCATCTATGATTTCTAATAATTTTTTACCTGCTGTAAGTCTATCAATTAATACCAATGTGTTACCGCTTGATTTTATTTTGTTTACAAGTTTACCTAAATACTCAATTCTTTTTTCGTCTGTAACTAAAAACTTTAATTCTTCTTGATAATTTTTATACACGTTGGTATCTACCAATTGTACAACATTTACATGACATTTAGATAGCACTCCTTTGTCTTGTAATTCTTTTGCTGATATTTGATTAACAACTGGACCAATGCTGGCTAAGATGCTTTGAAATTCAAATTGTTCTTTGGGCACAGTTCCAGTTAGACCCCAACGAACAGGGGAATTTTTTAAATGATGTGTGAGTAATTTTTTTAAAACTTCTGCTTTTGCTTGGTGCACTTCATCTATTATAACAGTTTTTACTCCGTCTAAAAACTCTGCTAAACTAAAAACAGATTCTCCTGCTTTAGATTTTTTATCTAATACATTAAGACTTTGCCATGTACAAATAGTGTGTGTTCGATTTAATTCTTTTCTATCTCCAAAATAAACTCCAACATCTAATCCTACGTTGATGTAATCTTCTTCTGTTTGTGTAACTAATCCTTTATTAGGCACAATAACCAATGTTCTTCCAAACTTTTCGCATATGCTACTCAATGCCGCAGTGATAATTGTTTTACCAGCACCTGTGGCAACTTCTTGTAAACTTTGTGGCTCCTTGATAAAATTATTAATCACGTCCACTTGGTAGTCACGTAATTCGATTTTTTGTCCTTCGCATTGATGTCCTTTGGGCCACGTTTTATTTCCGAAAAAGTTTTTGTCTACTTTACTAAAAGTTAGATCAAATTTTTCTCTTTTGTCTACGACTTCTTCGATTTCTACACCTGCTTCATTGAGATATTGAATGATCTTATCCAGATGATTGACATAACCATTACCACCTAGACCAAAGAAACCAACTGTACCGTCCCAACGTCCTAGTTTATATTGAGGAAGATATCTAGCATAAGGCACTTGAAATTTAAATTTGTTTGCTATTTTTCTTCGCACTTCAACAGGCAGTCCTTCAATTTTTACATTGACTTCGTCGCTTATAATAATTTTACATCTCATAGTGTTTCGCTTCCAAAGTGTAGTTGATTCCAAAAACTGTCTTGTCCGTTGACTTGTAATTGTAAATCGATATTACTCACATATTTGTCAACCTTAGAATAATTTCTAGTGTTGTCACATATCAATACTGCTTCAGGTTCCCAAGTAGAAGTCAATAAAGGCTTTGGTATCTTCTTATTTGTAATATACACTATTTTTGTTGTTTTAGCAAGTGAATTATTTAATTGTTTGTCCTTAATGTAATCATTAAATTCTTTACCAAAAACAGAATTGCTTTTGCACCTTGACAGTACAGATATTTCATCGCTAGGTATAATGTTTGTAAAAAGTTTGTGTGTCTTATGAAGATGATTTAGAGTGTCTTCATCGGTATTACTGGGTAAAACAACCAATAAAGGAAATCTTCTCAGTTCTATTATGGTATCGATTACTTGTTGAAGATGCCACTTGTCTATGTCTAAATTGATTCTAGGCCACTGTCGTTCTAATATCTTTTTTGATAATGATGATAAATTACTTTTGGAACTGTCTAGTTCTTTGTTATCAAAATAATGAAGTCCCATTTTTTCTTTTCTATCATAGTACAAACATAAATTTTCTTTAACAGGTTCTCCAAAAAATTCGACATAGTGTTGAGTTATTATATCGGCACTGTGTTTAATCTCATAATCATATATACCCGGCACAAACTTTTCTGGATTTTTTGATATTTTTTCACATTCATTGTAAACATCGATTAGAATCGGATCTATGTCTTTGATTTTGTTCTTAAATTTTGATAGAAGTTTGTGCGTTACTTTTTCTGTGTAAGGTAAAATATATTTGTCTTTTAATCTTTGAGCATAGTATCTGCTAATAGTAGGACCTAGTAAACGTCTAACTTCGTTGATTGTTTTTGTATAAGTCATATTGAACGGAAATCTTATTACAATAACTTTGGTAGGAATAAATCCGGACCAATATGGTTCTACATAAGCAGATCCATCTTCCAATCTGATATATTCGCTTCTATCCAAATGTCTTAACGGTTGCCTTAATGTGTTAACACTGTTCTCCAGGTCAATGCCTCGCATTTTGAATTGTGATTTATATCTGGTGATTAGTATTTTTTTGACTGCTTCTAGTTGCCTATCAGTTAATGCGGAACCTTTATAAACTTTTTTAGCAATATCGAAAATAATTTTTTTGTCACGATCCAGTACAATGAACGCAGGATTGATTGCTTTGGCAGATAGTCCTGCCATTAATTCTAGACACTCTTCTATTGTGATTGAACGCATTTCACAAGTATAACGGATTTTGGTTAAAAAGTCAATCTAGAAAAAGGTATACCTTGTGCTATTTCTTCTGTAGTCCACTCAGTATGAACATAATCATTCAGCCATTGCTGTCTATCAGGGGTCTTTGGGCTGTTAATGGTGCTGAAATCGTGATTGGCAACGTCATATGCTAGACTTTGTTCTCCTACAAATGCAGGGATTCCATTCAGTACAGCGTGTATGCCTGGATTACTGCTCCAACTTACAACGGCCCAAGCATTAGAAAAATTTAAATCAAAATCATCATATGTGTTATCAATCTGTTTTGGAATTTCATAAACAACATTATCCAATCTCAGTTGAGCTGGTAATATGCATCTAGGATGCGATCGTACAATTATTTTTCGATCAGTGTGCTGTCGTAAACGTTGAACAGTTTCTAATACATATTGTTCTAATGGTGGCATATTTTTCCACTGTTCACTTTTGTCGTGTTGTAAGCACAACAATATATGTTCTCCTTGAGTGCGCCAAGGTCTTATGTCTAATCCTAATTGTGCAACTCTTGTGTCATCATTATTTTTAGGACCAAAGTCTGCCAGTCTATTAATGCCGTTGATACCAACTTTCCAAGTTGAATTTCTTTTGATACCGCCCACTTCTATAACTAAAACTTTTTTATTTTGTGATCTAAATTTGTCCCAAACAATTTTATTTTTTATCATCCTGCCATGCCACAATAATGACCATATCACAGGAATATCTGTGTCTATATTGTTTTCGTCTACAGTGTGTCCCAACTTTAACAGCCCTAATTTCACAGCGTCCCACACAGGAGGACTGTTTAAAGAACCGTAATCTGTAAACAAACTAAACTTCATTCCAATATGTCTCTGATCTATTTGAGATCAAATCTTTCTTTTGACTTTTGCCTTGATTTTTTCTAGCACCTTTCATATGATCAAACCATTTTCCTAAAACTGAATTAATCAGCGGATGTCCACCTCCACCTGTTTTTGCTGTTTGATTAAAAATACTTTCAGCATAATCCAAATAATTTTTATCGATAGGTGTGAGTTTATTCAGCACATCTCCAAACACATAACTGTCGTGCCATTCAATCAATTTGAATATACCGTTGTCTGCGTCTTCATACATACGTTCAAATTCTTTTAAAAACTTTTTGCAGGTTTCATTTTTAATATTCAATCCGTAAAATCCACATTCAGGCCAAGTCTGTGATCCTTTACCTCTGCCTACAAATGTTATCCATTTATCAT